AACAGGAGCTACTGGTGCTAATGCAAAAACTGTAGTTATCGGTTTAACTGGTAGAGCTGCTCAAGCCGCTTCTGCTGGAGGTGCTGGTGGTACAAGATTAACATTAACAGTAAGTACAAGCACTGCGCTTCCATTAGTTGCTCCAACACTTATTACTGGTCAACAAAATCCATTAGTTGCAGCTGTAAGATCTGCAATGACTGCTAATCCAGGAGGCGTTGTAACTACTTGCTCACCAGGATTTGATGACATTGCAACTGCAGCAATTCCAAATGGAGTTAGAATGTATTGGGCTACAGCTACTTATGCATAAGAGTATTGGTTTTGGCGATAGTGTAGAAAAATTTACTACTAAAACTGGAATCAAAAACATAGTTGATCACATATCACAGGGTTTAAATATTCCCTGTGGTTGTGAACAACGAAAAAATGCTTTAAATAAAATAATACCATATAAAAACTAGCATGGCTTTTAAAATGAATTCTTTTCCATATACTTATCCAACGCCTATTCATGAGATAGAATTAGAAGATGGCATACTAGGTAAGGCTGATAGGAACGGAAATATATTAATTAATAATAAAATAACAGATCCTAAACAAAGACAAGAAGTTATTGATCATGAAGATATACACATAAAACAAATGAAAGATGGTATATTAGACTATGATGACGATAACGTTTATTATGAAGGTAAGACATACCCTAGATCAGAAATGAAAGAAGGTAGTCCTGTTTTAGCTTGGGAAAAAACTGCATATAAAAACGAAAAATAAAATGGGAAAAGGAAGTGAAATGGTACAAGGAGGTTCTTGGATGTCTAAGCACGTAAAGAGACTATATGGCGATATGCCTGTAGATAACAGAGCTAGTGCTTTAAATAAAAATGGTAGTATTAGGCCTGATTATCCAGATATTGATGGGGATGGTGATGAAACAGAATCAATGAAGCAAGCGGCTGCTGACAAAAAAAGTGTTTAAATTATTACTGGGTCTTTTAGGTAAAGGTAACGGAAATAAATCTGTTGCTGGAAACTTGGCTTGGGATATACGAGAAGCAATAAAAGGCAAGGAGTTAGATCCTGAAAAATTAATAGAATTACAAACAAAAATAAATGCAGTTGAAGCTCAGCATCGTACATTATTTGTTGCTGGGTGGAGACCATTTATTGGTTGGATATGTGGAGTAGCATTAGCTTATAACTTTGTCGTAAGAGACTTATTTATATGGATAACAAAAACTACAGAAGCTCCACCAGCTTTACAAATGGATCATTTAATGACTGTGTTGTTAGGTATGCTGGGACTAGGTGGTTTAAGAACTTACGAAAAAATTAAAGGAAAAGATAAATAAAAAAATATGTATAACGGAAACGAGATAATAAATGCGGTAAGTATATCAACCGCAGCAACACTTGCAAACGCTCCTATAAACGTTGCTAGGTTTGCTGGAGGCGCAAACACAGCCGCGGCTTTGCCAGCAACTACATCTAGAATTGCTTATCCTTCTATAGGTGCTGCAAACGGTGGAACTTTTTTAGGTTCTGCAAGGCCAAGTACTAGAGGTCCAGGTACTGGTGAACAAAATGATAGAACAGGAGTAGCATACACTTTAACAACAAATGCCGCTGGAAATATAGTTTCTGTGGTTCCTGTTACTACAAGACCAGATGGTATTTTATTAGGAGGTGCAACAAATGCTCCTATAAATCCTGGTGTTGGACCCAATATAGGTGCCGCTACAAATACAATTATATTTGATACTGCTTGTTTAAATACCGCCTTTGGAGTTCAAACTCCTGCAATAACAGGATCTTTAACAGCAACATTGGTTGCGGCTGATTTTCAAATACCTCAAAGTGGTGATGGTGCAGCGGTAACAACCCCATCTATATACACAGCCGACCCTTTATCAGGAGGAGATAGTTTTAATTTACTGGTAGGTGTTGCAGGAACAATTAAAGTAGAATTAGCTAGGTCATTAACAGATAATCCTGTTACAATGACTGTTGCAGCTGGAATACTTGGAATGCAAATTAAAAAAGTATATACCGATGGTGTAGTTACAGCAACAGGACTAGTAGCCCTTTATTAGTTACTATAAATTAACTTAAATTAAATTAAATGAAAAAAGTAGAATCAAAAGTCGAAGAGGCTAAAATTCAAATAACAGCTGACGAGTTAGCTACAATAAAAAAACAACAAGAAGAACTAGCAACTACATTAAGAGATATAGGTTTTTTAGAAACTCAAAAGCACACTTTGAATCATAAGTATGCTGGGTTAGTTGAAGAAATTGAAAAATTTAAATCAGAATTAGAAAAAGAATATGGTGCTGTTAATATTAGTTTAGAAGATGGTGTTTGCACTCCAATAAAAAAAGAAAGTGAGTAGTAGTAAAGTTATAAGAAAGATCAGCATAGGGTCTGATTATAAAAATGATGCCATGCATTATGCTGTAGGCCAGCAAGTGTATGGTGGTCATACAATATCACACGTCTTGTTTAATGAAGATGAATTCTCTTATAATATATTTATAAAAAAAGAAGATGAGGTATTGCCGTGGAAGAAATTTAATTCTAATATGGCTATATCCGTAGAATATGATTTAGAATACTAATGAAAAGTCTTTATCAATTTATAATTAAACCTATAGGTGATAGATACAACAATGAAATTAAAATTAAAGATAAAACATTAATTATTAATTCTAGTATTTCAAATCATAAATTTATTAATAGACACGCAGAGATTGTGTCTGTCCCTTTAGTTTATAAAACTTTAATAAAAAAAGGTGACAAAGTTATTGTTCATCATAATTTATTTAGAAGATATTATGACATGAAAGGTAATTCTGTTAATGGATCTACTTTTTTTAAAGATAATCTATATTTTGCATCAATAGATCAAATATATTTATATCACAGAAATGATAAGTGGAACACTCACTCAGAGTATTGTTTTGTAAAACCAATATTAAAAAATATTAATTCTAATGACTTAAAATTAGAAAAAAATATTGGTATACTTAAATATGGCAATAATACACTAGAAGCTCTTAAAATTAATCCTGGATGCTGTGTGGGCTTTAAGCCTAATAGAGAATTTGAATTTATAATTGATAATGAAGTTTTGTACTGTATGCAATCAAATGATATTATAATTAAATATGAACACAGAACAAGTGAAACTGAATACAATCCAAGTTGGGCACAAAGCAATTGAAGATTTTAATTATTTAATCAAATCTTTAAATTTAAATCTTGATGCATTAAACAAATGGGCAAACAGTACTGCATATGAAAAAATAGCCGGGATAGTTATAGATGATAAAAATGAAAATTATAAATTAAAAAAATCTAACATTCATGGCAATGGAATTTTTGCTAATAAAAAAATAAACAAAGGAGATATTGTAGGTTATGTTTATAAAAATAAAATACGTAGTTTTTTAGCTAAATATACAAATCATAGTCCAATTTATAATGCAAAGTTTTTAGATAATAAAAACAAAAAAGAAACTATTATGGTTGCTTTTAAAAACATTAAAAAAAATGAAGAAATTTTAGTTGACTATAGAAATCAAGTTTTTAATAGAGAATTTTATAAATAAATTTAATTAAATGGAATCAAAATTAATAAAATCTAAAATAATACAAGCCGGGCGAATTGCAGTTGAAGAATTAATTAAAGTTGCTAAAGAAAAAATAGTAGATTCAGAAGACGATATATCTGCTGATAGATTAAAAAATGCAGCAGCAACTAAAAAACTAGCTATATTTGATGCTTTTGAAATACTGACACGTATAGAAGAAGAAGAAAGTATGCTTAAAGAAAGTTCTAAAGAAGATAAAGGCACAAACTTTAAAGGTTTTGCAGAAGGAAGATCTAAATAATGTATCAACAAACACTTTATAAAATATTACCTAATCACATTAAGTCTAAAGTGCTTAAAAGAAACAATAGATATAAAAAATGGGAAACAGGTTACAACGAAGAATATGATATTATTATTATTAGCAAAACTGGCCAAATCGGTGAAGTATATGAAATACAAGGTCTTAAAGTGGCTCTTCCCTTAGAGGTTGATACGTATAAAAGATCTAAAAAAAAAGAAGAACAATATTGGAAGTCTTATGAATATCCAAAAGAACTATCTAAAATTAGAACAGTTTTTGATTGGAATAATCTTCCGAGTTATTTTAAAGATAAATGGTATGATTATATTGACGGAGAGTTTAAAAAGCGTGAAGAAGGCCACTGGTTCTATAACAAAGGTATTCCTAGTTATATCACTGGTTCTCATTACATGTACTTGCAATGGACCAAGATTGATGTTGGGCAACCAGATTTTAGAGAATCAAACAGAATCTTTTTTATTTTCTGGGAGGCATGTAAGTTGGACACCAGATGTTACGGACTGTGTTACCTTAAGAACAGACGTTCTGGCTTTTCATTCATGGCATCTTCAGAACTTGTACACCAAGCAACCATCTCTTCGGATTCCAGATATGGGATATTATCGAAGACTGGAGCTGAT